CCAATAGATAAAGTTACAGGTGGAGTTTGAGGTATTGAAAAATTTATATTAGGCAGTGGGATTGCATTAATCCCTATATAATTTATTCCGATATTCTGTATCTCAGGCACTAACAGTCTTGGAAGTCTCTAGCCATCTGACCACCTATCTCTCCACCTTGTTTCTGTCCAAACATATTAACAAATCCAGCCACTAACCATCCAACATATGGTATCTCTGTAAGAGTAGGAGTTATAGGAGCAGTGATACTTGCTGCTGCAAGCTTCCCTGTAGCCTCTCCAGAGCCTTCTGCTTTGATACATGCAATCTGTTTCTCAGTTAGTTCAGAGCTCTCTGAGACGCTTCCAGAGACTCCTCCTGCTATTGACTGTTCATATGTCTTTAGTTCTGCTTTACCTAGACCAAGAAAACCTGCTGGTTTATCAACATGTTTTTCGGTTTCAATTATTCTTGGTGCATGAGATTTGTATTTAATACTATATCCTTTCTCTGAAACAGTTGCTATATAACTTGTGTAAGGTCCTACAGGTAAATTTATTATTGGTAAATTACTTTTTCTATTAACTGTTGACTGTATCAAAGCAAGATGAGACAGACCAAATAATATTCCTAAAGAACCTACAAGTATTTTTCTCGATCTAGATGGTCTCTGACTGTACATTTTTCATGTTATATATACTTATTCTACTGTAATTTTATAACCTAACCAGTCTTAATAATTAACTAGGTTCTGTTGGAAAAGTAACAGATGACATATCTAAATGACCATCTGCACCTAATTTAGGCGATGCACTTGCTGGTAAATCTCTAAGTGCCTGCCTATAAGTTTTCCAATCATCTGACATTGTAGGGGAATCTGAAAAACTCATCCAATCTGTTTTTGCTAGTCTTGCATCTCTTTCTACTCTTAAAAGTCTCATAGGTTCTGCATTTGTTAGTCTTAATAACTCTGCTTCTATTTCAGCATCAGTTGGTATGGTTTCGCCTTCTTCCCATACAAACCCAGAATAATCATCATCTTCTGCTCGTCTACTCCATTGTTTATTAGGTTTTAAACTTGCAAGTGCATCTACTTTGTAATAAAACATTATGTATCTCCTAAACGAATAAATGTGACACCATTTCTTAGAGAATCAGAATCTCCAGAATACTGAACATTCGCAGTATTGTAGGCTCTTAATCCAAATCTATATGTGCTTGCATTTTGTACATCAACTACTGCATGTAAACTCAGATGATGATACCCATTATTAGTATTAGTAATCGAACCATATGAAACAGTAGAATAGCTACCACCACTATCTGAACTTACTCGCATTTGAACTCCACAATAGCTTGCAGAAGTATTCATATGATGTTGACTCATAAGTAGATATATGCCAGTAGAAGGAAAAGTAAATATGCCACTTGACTCTGTCATACCAGTTCCTATCTGTGCAAAAAAGTAATCAGACCTCTCCCAACCAGTATCTATTACTTGACCATTAGTTTTGTTATTATCAGTAGTAATACTCCATTGATCTGCCATCTGAATTCCACCACCAAAACCTGTGGCTGTGCCGGAACAAGTAGCATTTCCAGGGAAGGTAACATTACCTGAAGCATCCATAGTGATTGCATCTGCTGATGCTCCCGTATGTCTTAGACTGTTAACTATTAATTTACTTGTCATAATTTATGGTTTGGGATAAGCATCTTTCACTGCTTTAATAGAATTATAGAATGCACTAAACTTAACTTTTAAATCTGAGTCAGCATCTATTGCATGCCAGAGTAAATCTAATTGATCCGGCAATCTATCATAAGCTTTTCTTCTCTTAGATTTGTAACTATCATTTTCTAATTCCCACTCAGCTATTAAGGCTGCCAATCCATCAGTACATTCTTTTTCCGTAGGTTTTGAGCCTCCATCATGCACTATAAGGTTTGCATAGATTTTATTACTTGAATCACTCCATCCAAACCACTGCCCTGTTCTAACAGTTGCAAGGTAATCTTCTATATGATCTGGTTTAAAAGTAGATGAATCCATAATTAAATGTCCGCTAATTTAATAAATATTACATGACTCTGGTTGTTAGCTGTACTTCCATAAGTATAAACATATTGTTCTACCTCGACTCCAAAAATAACTTTATGCGTAGATGTGTTCTCACATTTAAATATTGTTGAAGTATGAGCACCAGTGCCAGAGTTACCCGACTCTGAATAAAAACTACTTGCTCCTCTTGCTCTTTCAGAATAACTTGAGTTATTTGTTGTTGTTCTTATATGAGCAAATTGATTATAAATTGTACTATTAGCACCACGATAAAAAGTTGGACTAAATTCTATGTAATAGTATCCAGTTGAGGGAAAAGTAAAATAACCACCTGATTCTGATACACCTGTACCTTTTTTACCTTCACCTGAAGCATCAAATCTTTCCCAATTACTTGTTATGTGATAAGCATTACCTTGAAAAGTTGAAGAAATTCTATAGCAATCAAGTTCCGATATACCACCAGCAACAGTAGAAAAAGCTAATTGACCACTAGCATTTGTAGTTAAAGCCTGACCAGATGTCCCGTCGGCTACTGGTAGTTTAAACTGTAAAGCTGCATTACCTGTAGTAGTAGCTGGAGCTTTAAGCTCTACAGTACCTCCTCCAGAATCAGCTGTTAATTTAATTGCACTCATATTATGTAGGCTCCGTTGGAAAAGTAATAGATGTCATATCTAAATCTCCATTACTATCTAGTTTAGGGGATGCAGACACAGGCAAATCTCTTAATGCTTGTCTATAAGTTTTCCAAGTATCTGCAAGTGTTAAGTCAGAGCTTGCTCGCCAATCTGTAGTTGCTAATAATCTATTTCTTTCAACTCTTAATAATCTCATTGATTCTGCATTATTTAATCTTGTAACTTCGTTATCTATTTCTGATTCAGTTGGTTTACTAGAACTATCACCCCATGCTAAGTCAGAGTATTCAAATCCTTTCCAGCTCCAATCAGTAGATGGTTTTAAGGTTGATAATGCTTGATGTTTGTTGTATATCATGCTGCTACCTCCATTGCTTGTAAGAAATAAGGGTTGCCATCAGTACTAACTGTATTTGTACCACCTGATAATCTAGCTAAAGTCAAAGTATATGTTTGAGCAGAAGTAGTATTTGGAGAATCGAGTTTTTGACCAGATAGACTTAAACTTGCTATTTCATTGGCCTCGCTTCCATCTTTTAAAGTCCTTATTAATGTTCCACTTGAAGTACCTCTATATAAACGAACCCACGCTTTTGCATTAGATGATGGATTAGCTTGTATATCAATGTTGATAAATACTAATACTTTATTACTTGCACTTGATGGAGTTATAGATAATGTAAGCAAGTCAGATTCAGTACCCCCTGATGTAGTCACAGTAGTACTGCTTGTGCTTTCTATTACTTGAAGAATAGATCCTGCTGGTTGAACAGCAGAGGTTGGTGTTATTGTTCCTGATCCGTTTAATGTAATAGGCATAATTTAAACCACCGTATATACTGAACCGCTAGGTATAGTCAGCGTTACACCTGCATTAATTGTAATTGGCCCTGCACTTAGAGCATTACAAGTAGCTCCAAATTCAGTACCTAATGTGTAGTTAGTTGTCATGGTTGTTCCATTCTCCATAAACAGCTTGTCAGAGCCACCTCCGACAGCTCCACCCCCTGACTGATCAACGAATGAGAGTGTTCCTCCACCATCTGTGGCAAGCACCTGGCCATTCGACCCCTGGCCCGTTGGGAAGGTAGCAACTTTGGTTCCGTTAGAAGTAATAGAAACCAATCCATTACCACTTTTAAATATTCCTGTATCAGTATCTGAGCTAAATGTTATGGAAGGAACTGCAACAGTTCCGTCTGGGAATGTTCCACCGGCATTTAAATAATCTGCACCGGCAAGTATCACTCCAAAGAATGATTCTCCAGCAGCTGGAGCAGAACTAAAAACTATATTTGTACCTGTAAATTTAAATCCAGTTGTACCTGTAGTATCAGGTTCCTGGACTACACCACCGACAGATATTATGCATTGTGATTCAAACTTTGGAAAAGGAACTGGGGCAGAACCTCCGACCTGTAAAGCAAAAGAAGTGGTACTACCATTAAAACTACTTGATATATCATCTATAGTTTTGTAATCTTCGTTTGCCCTTATGTCATTTCCAATATATGGCATGACTGTTTAACTACTATATTCTTTTTCTGTTCTTATTTTACAGGCAGTAATCTTCTGGATTATGTATTAGGACCAGCAGTAGAGGGTTGTGTTGGCCAGACAACATCATCAGGAGTTTTATCTTTATAAGTTTGAGGAATATCTCTTATGACTTGTCTATATGCAGCCCACTGAGCCTGATCAACAGTAGCCCCAGTTGTCATTGTCCAATCTGTATCTTTTAATATTGAATCTCTTTTACCTCTAATATCATCCCAAGTTAAACCATCAGCAGCTTCGGCTGTGTTTGTCTTAGCCCACTCAAGGTATTCTTGGTAATCGGTGTTTGCTTCGTCGCATGGAATAGAATATTCTTTTCCATTTTTAGTTACAAAAACAGAAGTTATTTCACCACTAACTATACTTTTATAAAGTTTATAAATTGGGTCTGTTGGATATGCCATAATTAAAGTTCTGCAATAAATTCTAAGTAGCCTTGATTAGCATTAGGTACGGTTAAGTGTGCCATCTGACCTCCTGTGAATGTACTACTTTTCGCACCGCTAAACATAGGACTTATAGTCGAAGAAGCATCCATAGCAAGAGAAGTTGGAGTCTTTGATTGTAAATTACCTGCATACATATAAAAATCAGATAATGCACTATAACCTAAAGTTGGTACTGCTCTCATTCTTACAGGAAGTGGATATACATATTGACATCCGTTAGCACTAGGGCTTTGACCATGACAGGCATATCTCATATGTTGATGTTCTGCACTTTGTCTGAAGTAGTATCTTTGGCAAAGCCTTTCTTCTACTGCAAATGACCTATGCTCAAAATCTGTTGCCACGCTGCCTACTTCTAATTGAACTCCTGTAATTTCTAAAGTTGCAT